AGCCTAGCTCCATCGATTATGGGTATGGTGATGACAATATGCCTCCCGGGTTTAAATCTACGTCAACAGGGATGGTTACACAGCAGTTGGTTAGCTACATTAACCCTAAAACAGGCGATAAATGGACTGCGTCTAATGGTGGCAACTACGACATGCCCGAGGGTTGGGAAGTAGATAAAACGGGTCAAATGCAAGATGACGGTACTGGGTTTCAGTATCAGCCGCCTAAAGCGTCTGTCCAGCCTGTCAACGCAATGGCACCTCCGCCGGTAAGCCCTTTTGCTACTCCGGTAGCACCTCCGGTGCAGGCCAATCCTTTTCAAGGTGGAATAGGGTCTTTTGTACAACAGCCCGAGGGTGCAGGCCAATCCTTTTCAAGGTGGAATAGGGTCTTTTGTACAACAGCCCGAGGTAGCTCAACCTGTAGAACCCGTAGAGCAACCAGTACAACAACCTGTGTCAAACAATTTGTTTGGTGGAGGGTAAAGTTGGCTACAGTAAAAGACACCATTGCGAAACTTGAATCGCATGAAAAAGAATGCAGTATTAGGTACGAAAACATAGAAAAGCGTTTAGAGTCTGGAACCAAAAGGTTTGATAGGCTTGAGTTGATAATGTTTAGCATGTATCCGTTTATTATAAGCGCGATAGCTTTGTTTAAGTGGATGCCTGCGTAGGAGTTTGAATGATCGCAGAAATTTCCGCCGTAGTAGGGATACTCAAGGCGCTTAACGATGGGATATCTACTGTCAAGGAAAGCGGGAGTCACTTAACGGGGCTGTCGGGGGTTTTTGACGGCTTAACAAAAAGCAAGGCCGCTGTAGAGCAGATCGAAACAGATGTCAAAGAAGGTAACCATATCATTACTCAGGAGGAGGCTCTTGAGCTTGCTTGGGTTAAGCAGGATATCCGTCAGAAAGAAAAAGAACTAAAGAAATGCACTCCGCGAGAGGTCTGGCGAGACATGCTTGCCATTCAGCACAAATCCCTTATGGATGACAAACAGCGCCGCGAGAAGGCTCGTTTAGCCAAGAACAGGGCTATAACCAAGCGGGATGAAATGATAAAGAACATTCTTGGGGTATTGTTCCTTGCCGTCCTTGGCGCAGGGGGCTGGTACGCTATGGAAGTTATTAAGGTGTTTGACAGATAATGACACCGAAAAGACTAGAGAAAGAAAGCAAGTACTCTGAGTTTGACTTAGATAACGATGGCATCGTCACTGACGAGGAAATTGCTCGTCACACGGAGATGGCTGATCAGACTATCAGGGAAGAGAAGGCAGACTCACAAAGAAAGATGGCGTGGGTTGCTATGGTTAGTATGTGCGTCTATGCCCTGCTTCCTATAATGCCTTTCATTCCCGAATCAAGATTATCTACTATAGCTTCATTAAGTGACATGCTGTTTCTGTCTCAGGCCAGTGTGATCGGAATGTTTTTTGGCGCGACTGCCTATATGACGAGGAAGTAACTATGTTGCAAGCACTTATAGGGCCAGTATCTGGCTTACTCGACAAGTTTATCGAAGACAAAGATACCAAAAACGCCTTGGCACACGAGATAGCCACCATGTCCGAGCGCCATGCTCAAGAACTCGCCAAGGGACAGTTAGAGGTCAATAAGGTCGAAGCGGCCTCAAAATCTATGTTTGTAGCTGGATGGCGACCAGCCGTGGGATGGGTGACTGTAATCGGCATGGCCTCAAACTACATCCTGATCCCTATGGGCAATTTTGGTTTGGCATTAGCCGGTAGTGACATAGCCATACCTCTGTTACAGATGTCTGAGATGATGCCTGTGCTTTTAGGTATGCTCGGTCTTGGCGGTATGCGTACCGTTGAAAAGATTCAGAAAGTATCAAGGGAGAAGTAAGGTGAAAACTAGCGGAGAAGGTACTGCGTTAATAAAAAAGTTTGAAGGATGCAAGCTAGAAGCATACCAGTGCAGTGCCGCGGTTTGGACTATAGGCTACGGGCACACTGCGGGAGTTGTTTCTGGCGATAAAATAACACAGGAGTCGGCAGACGACTTGTTAAAGGAGGATTTAAATGAATTTGAAGGATATGTACTTAAATATATTGACCCAGTTCTGGATCAAAACCAGTTCGATGCGCTTGTGGCTTGGACATTCAATCTCGGTCCAAACAACTTACGGGAAAGCACTTTGCGGACTAGGCTTAATTCTGGTGATTTTGCGGATGTCCCTCATCAATTAAAACGATGGAATAAAGCGGGCGGTAATGTCCTAGACGGACTTATTCGTCGAAGAGAGGCGGAAGCCTTACTGTGGTTAGGAAAAGAGTGGTCACATATTTAAAAAGTTGGTAGCCCCGCCTGTATAAGATATGCTAGGATAAACTACTACTTTAACAGACAATATGCGGGCATATAAGAATGGATGAGATACATACCGCGGAAGCAGTATTCCGGATCATTAGGGATAGAAGGCAAGGCATTGTAGATTTAATGATGTATGGCAATGTTAAGTCGATGGAGCAATATCGTGAGCTTATGGGAAACATGGAATCCCTCAATCACGTGGAACAGGAACTAAAACACCTGCTAGACAAACAGGAGCGCAGTAATGACTGATTCAAAAATTGATCTTTCAGCCGCCCCGAGTGCCGCTTTCCAGTTAGAATCGGAAAAAGAACAGGCAACCGAGGCTGTTACAAAAGATGCAGAAACCCCGAAAGATGCAGAAACCCTTCAAGATGCTTACGCAGAAAAACCTTTTTTGCGACCAGAAAACATTGGCGAAAGCCTTTTAGAAAGATTGCCTTCACCTACTGGCTGGAGAATATTAATTCTTCCATACCGTGGCAAAGGTCAAACTGAGGGTGGAATCTATCTACCTGATCAAATGATGGAGCAACAGCACGTTTCGACGCAAGTCGGCTACGTTTTAAAGGTTGGTCCTCTCGCCTACAAAGACCCCGAGAAATTCCCTACAGGTCCGTGGTGTGAAGAAAAAGATTGGGTAATGTTTGCACGTTATGCCGGATCACGTTTTTCTATTGATGGGGGCGAAGTTCGGATTCTTAACGATGACGAAGTTTTAGCTAAAATTCTCAGCCCCGAAGACGTTTTGCATTTTTAAGGAGTAGAATATGAGTAAAGAAAATACAGTAGAGCTAGATGTATCTGAGGTAGAAGACGTAGAAATTGAAGTAAGCGTTGAGGATGGTACCGAAGACAACATCGAATCTAGCGAAGACCAGTTTCAGAAAGCCGACACTTCTACGCAAAAGCGTATAGATCGACTTACTAAGAAAATGCGTGAGGCGGAGCGGCGTGAAAGCGAGGCCCTTAGTTACGCTAAAAAAGTTAAAGAAGAAGCAGACACGATAAAGACTAGGATGTCTAACTTAGACACTCAGTACGTTAATGAGTACTCTACACGTGTTAACTCTCAATCTGCCGCGGCAGAAGAAGCCTTATCTCGTGCTATGGAGATCGGTGATACTAGAGCCGCAGTTGAAGCTCAGAAAGCTTTAACAGGTTTAGCGATAGAAAATGACCGGGCTCAACAGGCTCGTATTCAGCAAGAGCGTTATCAACGTCAAGTTGCCGCGCAACAACAGGCTCAACTGCAAGCGCCTATGCCGCAACAGCAGCCTCAACCTAAACGTCCTGACCCAAAGGCGGAAGATTGGGCGGCAAAGAACGATTGGTTTGGTCAAGACGAGGCTATGACTTATGCCGCGTTTGGAATTCACAAGCGACTTGTTGAAGAAGAACAGTTTGACCCTAAGTCAGATGAGTACTATACTGAATTAGATCAAAGAATTAAGGGAGAATTCCCTCATAAATTTGGTAAACAGAGAAACCGTAACGCCCAGACGGTGGCATCTGCTTCTAGACAAACTACAGGGCGCAGTGGGAAAAGACAGGTTCGACTCACCCCGAGCCAAATTGCGATAGCAAAAAAATTGGGTGTGCCGCTTGAAGAATACGCGAAATACGTGAAGGAGACATAAAATGAGTGATAATACAGAAAAGTTTGATGCACCCATCAAAAGGGCTTCTCGCGCTAGTACAGAAAGGGGCAAAAAGGCGGTGCGTAAGCCTTGGGCTCCCCCGTCAATGTTAGAGGCACCACCTGCCCCTGACGGATTTAAGCATCGTTGGATTCGTGCTGAAACCAGAGGATTTAACGATAGCAAGAACGTCAGTGCTAAAATGAGGGAAGGTTGGGAGTTGGTCCGTAAGGACGAATACCCCGATTTCGAGTCCCCCGTTGTTGATACAGGTAAATACGAAGGTGTTTTTGGAGTAGGCGGACTACTTCTTGCACGTATCCCCGTAGAAACTGTTGCCGAGCGAACTGCCTACTTTAATGGCAGAAACCGCGATCAGATGGAAGCAGTTGATTCAGATATGTTGCGAGAGAACGCACATTCATCCATGGCGATTTCAAAACCGGATCGTCAATCTCGTGTAACTTTTGGCGGCTCACGAAAGTGATAGCCGTTTACTTTTAGGAGAATACTTTTATGGCAAATTCAAATACTGCCTATGGTCTTCGCCCTGTTGGTCTAGTCGGAAGCGGTGCTAACTCTACTGGTGTAACCCAGTATGAAATCGCAAGCGACAACACTAATGCTATTTTCCAGTATGGAATAGTTGTACCTTTAGCCGCAGGTGTTATCACCTTCGCTGGTGCTACTGATGGTGGAACTACACAAGCATTAGGTGTACTGATGGGCGTAGAATATGTTGATAGCGTAACAAAGAAGCCGACCTTTCTTAACTACTGGCCCGGTTCTAACTCTGTGAGTGTAGATACTAACCACAAAGTTAAAGCTTTTGTTGCGGATGACCCAATGCAAATCTTTAAGGTGTCTTCAGACGCAACACTAACAGATGTAGCCACTGCACAAGCGGCTGTATTTGCTAATGCTAGTCTGGGAACGTCTGCTAGAACGGGTTCAACAAACACAGGGTCTTCCAACTCTCAGTTGGGTGTAAGCACCATTGCAACTACGGCTACCCTGCCGTTAAGAATTGTGGGTATTATGGACGATGCGGGTAACGAAGACGTTACTGCGGCTGGTCTGCCGATGCTTGTTCGCATCAATGCTCATTTCAACTCACCTACTAGCCGTTTTGATTCGCAGACTAATGCGACATCAACAGGCATTTAAGGGGGATATACCATGGCTATTTCTCGCGCACAATTAGCGAAAGAGCTTGAACCCGGCCTTAATGCCTTGTTCGGCTTGGAATACGACCGTTACGAAAACGAGCATTCGGAGATTTTTGAAGAAGAGTCTTCCGACCGTGCTTTTGAAGAAGAAGTAATGCTCGGTGGTTTCTCAACTGCACCCGTTAAAAATGAAGGCGGAAACGTCAGCTTTGACGATGCACAAGAGACTTACACTGCACGTTACTCTCACGAGACTATCGCACTTGCTTTCTCTATTACTGAAGAAGCGATTGAAGATAATCTTTATGATCGACTAGCATCACGCTATACCAAAGCTCTGGCACGTTCCATGGCTCAAACCAAGCAAATCAAAGCGGCTTCTATCTTGAACAATGCGTTCTCGACAGGTTCTAGTGCGATTGGCGACGGTGCGGCCCTGTGTTCTGCTGCTCACCCATCTTTGTCAGGTAACCAGACTAATCTTCTGGCTACTCCGGCTGACCTCAACGAGACTTCTCTTGAGCAAATGCTGATTGACATTGCTGGTCTGACTGACGAGCGTGGTCTGAAGATCGCTGTACGTGGCATGAAGCTGATTATTCCGAAAGAACTGCAATTTATTGCAGAGCGAGTAATCAACTCTAACCTCCGCAGTGGTACCGCAGACAATGATAATAATGCAATGAAGAACATGGGAATGTTGCCGGAAGGCGCAGTGGTTAACCACTTCCTAACTGATTCAGATGCATACTTTATCAAGACTGATGCTCCAAACGGCTTCAAATACTTCAACCGTTCGCCTATTAAGACGGCAATGGAAGGAGACTTTGACACCGGCAATATGCGCTTTAAAGCCCGTGAAAGATACAGCTTCGGCGTATCTGATTGGCGCTCTGTGTTCGGTACTCCCGGCGCGGCGTAAGCCTATGTTGTTATGGAAGGGCGGCACTTGCCGCCCTTTCTTTTTTGCGGTATAGTAAAATTGAACACAAACCCTGACAGTCGTTTTTTTTGACTGACATTTGCCAAGACAGGAGAAACACTCATGGCTAACACAACTTTTTCTGGTGCGGTCCGTTCTGAAAACGGATTTACCGATGTAACCAAAGGCGCGACCGGTGCTTTTACTACCAACTCTACTTATGGCAACAACGCTTCTATTGGCGGAACCCTTAAAGCTAAACGCTCTGTAGTAAAAACTTGGGAAGCCACAGCGGCAGTCTCCGATACTCTATCTATATCTGATTCCGGTGCTATTGTACTAATTCACGGTACTTTAGATAATGTTATTACTTTACCTGCTTCAGCTACTGCAACAGAAGGCGCGTATTTTGACTTCTTAGTAACTACCGCTGTAGGTTCTGGTAAAACAACGACTATTGCTATCCCTGCTTCAACAGGCAGTACTTTCTTGGC